ATATTAATCTATTAAGCAAATAATGAACCGCCAGTAGAACCAGTCTTGGTACCGCCTACTTTATTGTTCTTCGATGTAAGTTTACCTTTACCGTCAGCAAGTGGCTTACCCTTACCATCTACGGTTGATTTAACTTGACCTTGTGCTTTACCACCAGAAGCTTTAACAGATCCAACTTTATTCTGCTTTGATGTAAGCTTATGACCAGCTGAGCTTGGAACTTCTTTCATTTCAGTAGCTTCATCAACTGTCTCATCTTCATCTTCATCTTCGTCTTCTTCAGCTTCTTCAAAAGAATTAAATCCTTCTTCGCCTTCGTAATCTTCTTCACCGGCATCGTCATCGTCATCTTCAACTTCTTCTTCTCCGAGTTGAGATTGGATTAGGTCACATAATTGCTGTGCCATATCACGGTCAAGAGTTAATGTAATCTCGTCAGTCTCTTCAGCGTCTGCGCCAGTTTCATCAGCGTCAATACCGAGAGCGTCAAGCTCTTCAATAGATTCGTCACCCATTACATCTTCAAATAATTTATCAAAAACAGATTTCATATTAATATTTATACCTTCTCTATACGTTTTTTCAACTTTTTCATCAAACTTTTCTGAACTATATTTTTCTGGCTCGTATAAATTCTCTTTATCGCCTTTTTTCTTTTTAGGGTCTATAGGCGCATGCATGCCTTCAATCTCATAAACCGGGTCTGTAGTACCTTCACCACCAGCATGCTGTATTTTTTTTGCTTCTTTCGAATCAAGTTCAACGGCACCTGGACCAGGCTTGGTGTTCATTTTTTTGTCTCCACCTTCGATAGGTCTAGTAGTTTTACCTTCTTTTATGATCGAGTCAGTGTATACGTTCCATATCTCGGTTAGATTATTCTTTTTTGACATATAAATATTTATAGCATTATGGTTAAAAATAAACAGAATTATATGAATAATCCTAATCTACCGGCGGTAGGTGCGGAATTTGAGTATACTCCAGATCAAATCAAGCAATTAACAAAGGCAAAAAAGAACCTTTTATACTTTGCTGAAAACTTCTTTCATATTATTTCGTTAGATGATGGTAAACAGAAGATTAAGCTACATTTACCTCAAAAACGCGCTCTACGCAAGATGCGCGATAATAGATTCTTTATTTTATTAGCATCGAGACAGATTGGTAAGACAACAATGATGACGATTTATGCTCTATGGATTGCTTGCTTTAGTAATGATCAACGTATCTTAGTTGTAGCTAATAAAGAAGGTACAGCTATTGAGATCATGCAACGAATACGAATGGCCTACGAGGAATTACCAAACTGGCTAAAGCCAGGCGTTAAAGAGTATGGTAAAACGTCAGTAACTTTAGCCAATGGTACTAAGATAGGTATATCCACAACAACTGGTACTGCAGCTCGTGGTCAATCTGTAAACTGTTTAATTCTAGACGAGCTCGCCTTTATTGAACCGCATCTGGTTGAGGAGTTTTGGAAGTCAGTTTATCCAATTGTATCGTCATCGAAAAAATCAAAGATCTTTATTGCATCTACAGCTAATGGTACTGGTAATCTATTTTATAAATTATATACAGGAGCAGAAAGCGGTGAAACTAACTGGGCATGTGATAAAATTCTATGGAATGAAATTCCAGGTCGTGATGAACGATGGAAAGAAGATACGATTAATTCTATCGGCTCTATAGAAGCGTTCAATCAGGAGTTTAACTGCGTTACAGGAAACACTCTTGTTCGAATAAATAATTACAATGAACGAGATGAAGACATTACCCTCGAAGCCTTGTACGAAGAGCTATCCGAAGAGGGCCAATAAAAATCAGTCCAGTATTGTTAAGAAAGGCTATAAGAGGCAGCAAGAAAGGCTTCGAGACGCTACCGTATATACAAAGACTGAGACAGTTAGACGTATTTGTGATATCTGGGAAACATTTCTCGGGAGAGCCGGTAACCGTAAATTAATAAAACATGATATAAATCTGTATAAGAGTATAATGCAGTATGGATCGGAATTCGATAATTGTTTAACAGTAAAGAGCTTTTCCGCATATCTCACGCTAGCTGGTAAATGTAGATATAATATTAATCGTGAGTATTTCTGCAAATGCGGCTCCCGGATTGTATGGGACGCTACTATACAAGAGTTGAAGAAAAAGGGATACTGTAAGAAGTGTCACATAACTCCTAACAAGAAGGATCATTTTAAATATAAGTATGGAGAGAATTGGCAGAGTTACTATGATGAATATCATAAATCTCCACACATGCAAAAAATTTACAGAGAGAAAGGTATGCGGGTAGTTAAAGATAAGATAGCTAGAGGTATAACTGGATTTATTAATAAAGGGAGCAGGGAAACAGAAATATTAGATTATTATGAGAAGTTATGGGGAATTAAGATTGATAGAGATTTTAAAGTATCAAAGTACTTTCCTGACGGCTACTGCCATGAAACAAATACCATATATGAGGTATACGAATACCATCATCTTTTCCTGTATTATGCAAAGAAAGACAAAATGCGTCAAGCTGCAATTCAAGATAAACTAAATTGTAATTTTGTTATCATCTATGATAGTAGAGAACACTCAATTGAGGACCTAAGTATAGATACGCATGAAAACTATTAAGAAAAATAAAGGTTTAAGAGTTTTAACTGCGAATGGATATAAGGAATTCACCGGAATACGAAAGATAGAAAAAAAATGTTTAAACATTATATGTGATACGACTTCATTATCTGCAACGTATGATCATAGATTAATGACCAGTGAAGGTAAATTTAAAGAATGTAAGGATTTAAACTCAGGTGATTTGCTGCAGACAAAAGATGGATTCACTACAATTAAACATATCGAAGATATCGGCGTTCAGGTAGTATACGATTTAATTGATGTTAGAGATACTCAATCCTTCTTTACAAACGGTATTAATAGCCATAACTGTGAGTTTCTCGATTCCGGTGAAAGTTCATTAAATGAAGAACTCTTTGCAAGGCTGATGCAGAGAACACAGGAACCAAAATTTGTATTTGATGAAGGTAAGTATCTACTATGGGATGAGCCTTCTAGCGATGGTATATATATTGTTAGCGTCGATACCTCGGAAGGAGTAGGGGCTGACTATTCTGTGGTACATGTTTTCGATTACCGTGATCTTACTAATATCAAACAAGTCGCTACATATTGCGATAATACTATATCACCATATAATTTTACTGAAAAGGTATATGAGATCCTACAACACTGGGGTAATCCTCTAGCGTGTATAGAAAGAAACAACTGCGGTGCGCAGGTAGTTGATAATTTGAGTCGCCATCATGGTTATGAAAATATAGTATGCTGGGGAGCATCTGCTGCCGGTAGAGCTAAAAGTCAGCTAGGTATTATTGCTCATACTAATACTAAACATAAGGGCGTTACTAACATGAGATACTGGATCAATGAATTAGAAAGTGTGGAAATACGCGACGCTAATCTAGTAAAGGAGTTAAGAGACTTTATCAGGTACCCAAACGGTACATGGGCCGCTAAAAGAGGCGCTGGTAATCATGACGATAGGGTGATGTCAATGATATGGAACCTAATTATACTAGAAGATGAAGTAGTTAAAAAATACTTCGAGATAGTTCAACTCGATAAAAATAAAAAACCATTACAGATCAAGCAATTTGACTTTGGGATTAAATATTTTATGAACCCAACATCTATTTATAGTAATGAAAAGACGGAAGATAGTTTCGATAACACACCGCCGATTTTAATCGGTAACGCAATGAACCAATCATCTGACATGGATCAATTAATGGATATGGGCTTTAAACCTTTACAATAACAATATGTCACTAAATCAATCACAGTTTAATAAGAGTCGCTTAGATAAATTTCTAATGGTAATTAACCTACCAGACCCTTTAAAAGGTATTAATACAACAGACTTGAGTGTACATACCGATAATAAGATAAATGAGAATTCTCTACAGTTCTCAGTTTACGGTGCAGTAATTCCAAATATAGCGGTACCTGAAATTACTGAACAATACGCCGGTCAATCCTTTAAAATCTCTAGCCATACTAGACCTCCTTATGAAAACGTATCAGTGAACTTTACTGTAGATAGCAGATTTAACAATTATTGGGTTCTTTATAAATGGTTGGATTTACTGAATAATGATAAACAGTCAGTTTTCGATTCTGACGATCTGTCTAAAACACCAGCTATAGCTACATCTAATAGAAGCAAAGTTAAGTCACCTAACCCTGCATCATTATATCAAGCTGATATAACATTATATGCCAAGGATGAATATGATAAAAATGTAGTAAAATTTGTATATACTAACGCATTTCCTGTTAATCTTGGAGGTATTAACTTCAATTATAGAACCGAAGGTGAGATTGAAACGACATTTGAATTTGCGTTCTCCCAGTTATTAGTTGAATTACTGTAATTTTTAGATCGAAATGCCATAAATAATATTATGGGACGTACAATTCAATCTCCAGGTGTAGAAATAAAAGAAGTCGATTTAAGCTTAAGACCTGCTATAGCAACAGGTACAACCGTGCTAGCAGCAGGTTTTACAGATAGAGGGCCAACAGATGAAGTTATTCAAGTGACAAGCTTGAGCGAATTCGAGCAAATTTACGGGGCTCCAACTACCCCAGCTGAAAGATATTTCTACCATTCCGTTAGACCGCTGTTTAATTCACCGGCGAATATTTTAACATATCGCCTACCATATGGTAGTGCTACAGGTGCTGGTTTCGGTAATAGTTACGGTGCACTAGTATACCCATGTAGCGCGGTTGCTTTATCTAGTACCGGTATTTATTCAGATACCTTTTCACAGGTAACAAATGACATCGGCGAAAATGTACCGACAAACTATATTTTAGGTAAGCCAGTACACTACGAACTTACACAAGAGCAATTCTTTAGTATACAGCAAAGACAAGGCTTTGAATGGTCAGATACAATTAACCCGAAGCCATCAACTTTTGCAGATCTTGGCGGAGCAGCTGTTATTGTTCTCAATAAAGGTCAGACAACTGTTAATAATAAGTATGAAGGTTTTTATGTAGGTCTTGCTGATAATACAAACTTAAACGAAGCGACAAACTTTGATGCTATTCTTACAGCTGAAACAGTAGGTACTAGTGCCACATCAACGAGTTCATACTTACGTTTACCGGAAGGTCGACTTAATTTTGCATTATCAGCACTAAATGACGCTCAAACAAATACGTTTGGTCAGGAATCAGATAGTGTTGCTGAAATCATGGAAAATCTTACTGATTATGATATTGCGAAACCAGGATTTGACGATACATTATCTGTCGGTCTATTCAAACTTAGACAATCAGTATTTGCTTCTGATGTTATTAAGTTAGATTACGTTCTATCGGAGAGTTATGTAGGTTCTTTCGATTACCATCGTCAACAGCAATCACAAACCGGTGGAGCAGCTCAGAGCTTCTTCTTAGGATTTAAAGAAGACCAATCACCGAACGTAGAAGTACTTATTAATGATAATCTCTCACATAGAAATGGTGATACATGGCTAGGTCTTGATGGGTTACCTATTAATAAAGTTAGATTAGCTTCAACTAAGTTTAGTACAGAATCTCTTGCAGCTGCTAATTGGCCTGTTCTTTCATCTGGTTACATACCTACTGGTTATGAAACTGCTGCGCCTTTTGTTTCAGCAGCTCTTATTGATACAGCAGAAACGCTAGGCGTTGCAGATAGCTTATTCACAGTAGGTGCATATACTAATGCAAATCTACAGTCAACACAGAAAGATCTTGGTTCTATTCCGCAAAAGCTTGATAGATTACTTGATACTGTTGAAAATCCAGATATCTTTGATATCGATATTACGATTGAAGCCGGTTTAGGTACAATTAATGCTGGTAGAGAAGCTAACGGTGCTGGTAAGTACTATGATGATCTAACTAATGTGCCAATGTCTGGTTTTGCTAAATCTGATATTACATTAATTAGTCAAGATGCGCAGACTTATAGAGATAACTGGAAGACAGTCTACAATAGATTTAACGACTTCGCAGAGAAGAAGAGAAAGGATCACTTGTTTATTGCTGACCTTCCTAGACCGATCTTCTTAGAAGGCGCAAACTTCAAGACATTACAAGATCCTAAAAAGAACTTCTCGTTAAATATCAATAAGCCTATCCAAGCATTCACGTCTATCTTGAATTCTAGCTACTCAACAACGTATGCTGCTTGGACTAAAGTTTATGATGCGGTGTTAGATGATCAGACATGGGTACCATTCTCTGGTACTGCTGCTGAGATAATGGCTAATACTGATAGTAACTTCCAACCTTGGTTCGCACCAGCTGGTTTCACACGAGGAAGAGTAGGTAGTGTTAATGACATATGTCTCTACCCGAAACAGAAACAAAGAGATCAGTTATATAAGATTTCAGTTAACCCTGTTGCGTTCTTCCCAGGAGAAGGTTTTGTTACTTTCGGGCAGAAAACATTGCAATCAGCGCCGACTGCGTTTGATAGAATTAATGTTCGTCGTCTGTTCTTAAACTTAGAGAAGTCAACACGTACAACTATGAAGTATTTCATATTTGAACCTAATACGCTCCTTACGAGAACTCGTATCATTAACACACTAACTCCTATCTTTGAGAATGCAAAGAATACGGAAGGTGTTTATGATTACTTGATCGTTTGCGATGAGAGAAACAATACCCCAGATATCATTGATCAAAATGAGCTTGTGGTTGACATCTATCTGAAGCCAGTAAGAGCTGCTGAGTTTATTCTTGTTAATTTCTACGCAACAAGAACCGGTACAGATTTTAACGAAATCATCGGATAATATTAACCCTTAACAAATTAAGCCGGTCTGAAAAGACCGGCTTAATTTAGATTAATTGCCAGCTATTTTTGTTCTTATCTTTAACATGTTTCTGCTTTTGGTTAGTGATACGTGACATTTTAGGTCCGTTGATACCGTAACATTCATTCCACTTAAATCTATATAACGATTTTATCTCGCCAGTATCAATACATTTCATTGTAACAGTACCTTTACAGTTACCGTTATTTGACCCTCCCTGATCTCTTTCCAATCCAATCAACCTACCTTCTCTGTATACTTCCTTCATTCGTTTCGAATGGTTAGGTCTTTTTCTACCTTGTAATTTTGAATGCGGTACGTTTAAGGTTCCGTTTTTTTTCTTTGTTTCAATCATCTTCTTAGCTATTTCGGGGGATCGTTTGACCCCACGTCGAGTATTAGCAGATTTTTTTATAGATTCAGCTGTACAGATGACACCTGTCTGCCCATACTTTGAGAGTTTCGTTTGGTTGGCTTTTTTAACAGCGCGACGCTGTTGCTCTGTATTCATCTCATTATATGATGGTGGTCTACCTGCGACGGGAGAGCTATTGATGCACAATTCTTCATGAAAGGCTTTATCTAGGTGCGTCTGCTCAATACATGACAGTGCTGTGATATCATTAATCCTCTCTATAACTGTAAATTGCAGCTGGTCAGCTCTTTTATTGAAGATAAACTGTAGTTGTCTGTTATGGTGATTGTTATACTTTAAGTTAGATAGGTGAGTTGTAAATCTGTGTTTAAAGTTTTTAGCTGAGCCAATATAGAACTTTCCAGTTGATATATCTGTTATCTTATAAATTCCTGGTAATTCTAGGTATGCTTCTTGTATCATGTTTTGCATATAATTATTTATTCTAAAAGTCTCGGATTGTTTGTTATATTTTGTTAATTTATTCATATAAATTTTAAGGTGTTTGAATAAATATTATTATAA